TGTCAAGTGTCCAAGATGTAGGTCCGTAAATACCATTCTTTTTTGTACCCCAAAGCTGCCAACCCCAAGTGCCCTGGGTATTTTTATATTGAATAACCCTCATACTACTTAACTCCAATCCAAGACGAGTGACATAATGGGCACTCGTGCCAACCAACTGGCTCTTTTATAAGCTCCACGTCAAGGCAGTTAGGGCAGTTCATTACCAGCCAGCCTCACACTCAGGACAGCCAACATTGTCTTCATACTCACGGGTACCATTAATAAAGCGAATAGCCATCTCCATACCACGAGCTTGCTGAGCAAATACATCGCGGCCATCAACAAAATCAGATTTATCAGAGAACTCACGCAATTGAGTAGCGCGACGCTGTAGCTCAGCCACGATGTTCCCACGCTCCAACTGAGCACCAAGTTTCTGGTGTTCCATAGTTAGCTCGTCATACTCATCAAGAGTAAGCACGTGCTTAATTTCCTTAGGCTTCTTCTTTTTAGAATCAAAAACTACCTTGTACTCTCTACTACTCATTTCATCTCCTTAGTCAGAATCCGAGCTTACCACACGGAACGTATTTCCGCCAGCTGGCTTAAGTTCTTTCCAAACTTGTTTACCAATACTGCCATCATCTCCAAAGCAAGTAAAGTAGTAGGCTTTATCCTTTTCATCCTTCACTGCCATAGCAAAGTTCTTTTTAGCTTCACGAGCGTCTTCAACTTCGAACGAAGCCTCTCCCGGACCAAAGCGAATTGCTCGATAGTCAAGAATGATCTGCAAGTGACGCTTCTCAAAATCTGCCCATAGACGATCAGCAACTTCACGGACCCATCCGTGAAACTCGTCAGGTGCACCGGCAAACTCTGCCTCAAGAGAGCGCTCCTCCACAAGACACTCCCAGACGTGACGCTCAGTAACACGAGTCATGTACTTGTGTAGACGCTTGTAGTCTTCGTATTTAATTTTGACCATTGCACCGTCAGAGATGCGAGTAACAACAAAACCTTCTGCATTCTCGCGGGCAGGTGCAGCTAGCACTTCACCCCAAGTCTTGTAGCTGTAGCGAGGTGCCGAGTCAATAGCTAGGCTCCAAGCAGGCTCAAACTTGCCAGTTTCATTTTCTACAGTTCCGAGCCAGACTAATCCTTCTTTATTTCCATAGTCAACTACGATGCGATTTTCCGGATACAAAATTTCAAACAAGTAAGTTTTACCAGCTTCTAGAGCAATGTCTGGACGATTCTCACGCCACCAGTTAGTTGCCCACACTGCCTGCTCGGAGGCAAACGAACCACGAGTAGCGATAGCCTCCGATAAGTCAGGTGGATAATAGAGGATACCTAGAGAGCCATCCATCTTGTCCGACACAATGACTTCATCGTCTAAAGCAAACACGGGTGCCTGCTCTTGGTCCGAGTTGAAGAACTTAGGCATACCACGTGCAATAATGTTGCCATCATCATCCGTGATAAGCCCACGGCAGTTTAGAGTTGCCTCATCCCACGCTTGATCCCAAGTGCAGGCATCAGTGTAGTTGTGGATGCTATAGCCCTCAATCTCAGGGTGAGACTGAATTTTAATGTAGCCAGCTTCTACAGCTTTCTTATATGTAGCACGGTCTACAACATTAAATAGTCGAGTCATCAATTACCACCTTAAAAGAGTTGTCATTCTTAAACTCAAGCCCAAGCTTAGCAATACTAAATACCGTATCTGGATTCTTACACTCATAGCAGCGAACAGTCTCAGATCCATCTCGGTGATATAGGCGGAATACAGCCCGATTACCGCAGTACTCACACTTCACTAGAAATCACCATCCGCAACCTGGAAAGTTGGAAGACCAAGCTTGCGACGCCAAAGGTCAATAACTTGGTCACGATCATCTAATACAAACCAAACACTGTACTTACCTTCAATGTGCTCTTGGAATAGCTCATACTTGACAATCCAGTCAGGGCGCATATCTCCAGCTGCACGCATGTAAAGCTCTGGTTCAAACCCAAGCTCATTCCACAACCAATTAGTAGTATCAGTGCGAGACTCCTCACCACGTCCAGACATGAAGACTACCTTGTGGTCAAGATTATTTAAGATATCTACTAGAGAGCTAACGGGGAAGTTAGGCACGTCAGTGTGAACCTTGTCAAGCTCATAAGGACCACGACCATTCATTAATGCAATGGTTCCATCAATGTCACAAATAATTACTTCTGGCAACTCAGGGTCGTTAGGATACTTCTCAATTGCAGGAGTCTCCGGGACAGCCCAAGGTTTGATGCCCTTAAGCTGGCCAGCCATTTTACGGATAACATCCGCGCCAACGACTCGATCACGCTTTGAGTCACGCTCAATGCACTCTTCGATAGGGACGTTCAAAAACTCGTCTACAACAATAAACTCAGCACCAGCCAACAAAGTGACATCCTGCAGAGCCTTGACCGTTGCACGTGCAAGGTTGGTGTTATCCACGTAGATGTGAGTGATGTAATCCTGCGCAAGGAAGGTCTTAAGCATTGCCAAGCGCAAGTGGTGTAGCAGCTCTTTACTTGCGTTGTTAAACATGTTGCCCCACATCTTGTTGTAGAGCATCATAGAAAGATCGTCGTTGTTGAGACGAACAGCAGTGCCAGCAGGGTGCGTAGCCAACTGCTCTTTTACCCAAGTGCTCTTACCAGAGCCCGGCAGACCACGGGGGACAATTACTTTTTTAGGAGACATACCAGTCCCACCTTCCAAACACAATCATAAGTATACGAGTACCTAAATAAATGTCAAGTTATTGCTGATTAAAAATTTCCCGCATACGTTTAAGCTGACGCTCTCTAACTTCAGGTGGAGTTACATATGGCTCAATAGCGGCGTTTAAGTCAGGGTGCTCTTCTTTAATCCGCTCAAAGGCTCGATCAGGCACCCTATCACCCTCACGTACATGCCACTCCAAATGAGCAAGAGCCTCGCGAGCAGTGCTCAGCCGAGCAAACCCAACGTCCTCATACTCTTCTGGAGCAGTTAGTCGGCACCCGCAGCACTCAATAAAACCAGCGCAGTGCTCGTAAACATAGACATCACTATCTACACCATTCATTCTCGCGTAACTCATTAAAAACCTTCACATTCTGGACAACCAACGTTGTCTACACATTTACGGGTGTTTTGAATAATTTTTATCGCCATTTGTAGGCCATACGCCCGCTGAGCAAAAATATCTCGATCAGGAACTAGTTCGGCAGTTTCCGAAAAAAACATCAATTGCTGACTACGACGCTCCAGTTCAGCAATGAGTTTACCGCGTTCTTCGTTGGCCCCGTCATCTAACCTATCAAAAGTGAATTCGTCGAACTCATCTAAAGTAAAATCACGATAGATTTTGCGCTCTTCTTTCTTATTCTTTGCCATCAGATAGCTCCTCTAGACGAGACTTGTCGCTATACATTAGGCGCAAGAAATCAGTCACGCTGAGAGTAATTTCATCACGAACGTAGTTACCAGGCTCTGACTCGACACGGCTAGAGTAGTGCAACACAAACTCTCGGATTCGATCACGCTCGTTATATTTGCCAGTGTCCATTACAACTCGAACAGCCAATTCCTGAGCCTCCGTCATATCTTCTAGAGTGATAGTTTCTAGTTTTGGATTTTCTGCGTCTGCCATTTTTTATCCTAAGAACTCTAAGGTATTGAATAGAGTATTTGATACTAGCACAGTCTTCTTGCCATCAGTCCACTGTTCTCCGTCATACTTATACAGATCTGCTTTAGGAGTCTGATACCAGCCTAGCTTGTATTCAGGTTTTTCTTCCTCAATAACTAGCTCTGGTTCTACTGTAGCCCTAAATTTAGCTTTGCCTGGATCCATAGTTTCACCTGCATTCGGGCCAGACAGTTTATACCACTTACTAGCGCCACGAGGATCACTCTTAATTGCCCATAAACCATCCGAGCGTTTCATTACGTATGCAATATCACCCTCCACCGAGAGGTTAAGTAGCTTTTCTAGGTTCTTATCAAATACCTCGGTTAGATCTCGTCCAACATGAGGAGTCGAAGTGTATGTAGTCATTACTTAGTTACCACCATCAAAATCAGGCTTGGAGCACTTGCACCAAGCGTACCTACTGCTGTTACACGGTAGTACTTCCACACAGAAACATCTGCCGAAGTACCACCAACCTGAGCAACCACTGCCCAAGAATTCTTATTTGAACTTGCTTCCACCTTGTAAGTCACTGACCCAGCATTCACGGCGTTCGCAGAAGCCTTCCACGAAATCACATACCCACTGGTTGCCCGAGTCGCTCCAATTCCTGATACTCGTGCAGGCACTTCTACAGCGGTTGGAGGTGCAATAACAATAGGGGGGTTTACTGGAGTCTGTCCAGACAAGAAAGCTGTATTCAAAAGATAGTTTCCGTTAGCTGACTTAGCATCAACCACGACACCAGCCAATGCACCAGAGCGTAAAGCGCCCTCGACCTCAGCGGGCTTAGCATTCGGATTCTTTTCTAGATACAGCGCAGCTACACCAGTTACGTGCGGAGTAGCCATAGATGTTCCAGTCATGGTCCTAGATCCGTTAGGGTCATTTAGGTTTTCTGAAACAATTAGACCGCCAGGAGCAAAGATATCTACGCAATTACCCCAGCTAGAGGTGTTAGTGCGGTAGTCATTCTTGTTGATACCACCGACAGTAAACGCACGAGAAGCACCGCTAGGGCTGAAAAGGCAAGCATCCGAGCCTACGTTAGAGGCCGCGACAACCGGAAGTAGTCCAGCACTGTATAGGCGATCAATGGCAGAATCAACCAACTTGTCTTTGCCAATAGTGATGCTGATATTTACAACGCCAGGAGTCCCTGCTTTGTGCGTAGAAATAATCTTGTCAATTCCAGCGACCAAGTTTTTAGAAGTTACACCACCGCCGCAGTTATCAGTGACCTTGATTGACACAATCTTCACTCCTCGAGCCACGCCAAACTCGGAACTGCCGATAATACCAGCCACGTGAGTCCCATGGCCTAGGCAGTCAGCGTCTCCAGAGGCACGTCCACCAAATCCAGAGTCAGACGCGTTGACACCAGAGTCTAAGATATACGCCGTAACTCCCGCGCCAGTGAGGGCAGGGGCATTATACGAGCCATCTAGGGTGCCATCAATACGGTCTAGACCCCAAGAAGGGGCCACTACAGCCGAAGCTGGTAGCACGGAGGTGGCTGAAATTACAGCAGCAGTCACAGCTGCGATTACCATGTTTTTCTTCATGGCACTAAAACTACAGGGCTTTTAGAAAAATGTCAAATTAATCTAAAAACTTTTTTACCATTAAATGTAGTTCCCCGATTGACCCATTATTTAGGATAATCTGATCAAAATCTTGGTACTCATTTAAGGCATGTTCGGAGACGTGATCATTGGCTGGCCCTACGCCATTACGCATAACTCGCCAAACCTGACCGCCTAGGTCTTTTACGGCCTTGGCCTCATTAGGGAAGCGTACATCTGCAAAGACAACCTTAGATCCATCTGGAATTCGGTCAATCGCCAAATCAACCCAGAAGTTCTCTCCGAACATCTCTCGGCCGACTTCGGTACCAAGGCGTTGCATGAGAGGACGAATATCTGGACTAAATTCTTTAACGTTGTCCCACGTCGAGGAGCCACGTACTGCTGTTGTTAGGGGGACATTCCGCATATCTCCATAAGTGATATTTGGATTCAGCTTGAGGAGCGCCTCCCGCATGGGATCGGCAAACGAAACCTTAATGTAGCCACCACTGCTAACAAGCACATCCGCAACGGTGTCTTTTCCAGACCTAGCCCATCCCGATAGGCCGACGGCCTGAACTCGCGGAACAAGCTGTCCATCTTTTAGGACCATAATAGGAAGCCCGATTGCTTTAGCTACAGTAACTTCAAGCGAAGCACCTTTAGATTTCTGCCAACCAGGCAATACGCAAAGTGCGTCAACTTCCAACACGTGAGGGAGGTCGCGACGCATATACCAACGCCATGGGTTGTTCGGGGCTTCTGGACTACCTGCAGACTCTAGCGCTGCTTGAACAGTCGCTCCATCATTGTGAGCAGGGTTGATCACCTCGTGCCCAAGTAGTTCCAATTGCTTCTCTACTTCGAAAAAAGCAGGGAAGTTCCAGTCTTTGTAACCAGTCATCGGACCAGCAATGTAGACCTTCATTACTTAGTTGCCTTTAGCAGTGCGATTGCGTGGATCACTCCAGAGATATATTGCTCATTCATATCCAATTCCTGTAGAGCTATCTTTTCATTCTCTAGAGCGTCTACCAACTTGTCACGTTCGTCGGCAGCGCCAAGAGCATACCCAAAGTCAGTAGAGGTTTCAATGGCGGATGCAATTGCATCATTCAAAGTTTCCTTAGCTGCCATTGCTAGTCGAACGGTAGGTCCGATCTTGGAGATGATTTTATCGTCTGGATCAGGAATCGTATCAAAATCATTAAGAGACATTACGGGGCCACGCGTCCATTCTTGTTAAAAGTTTCGTAGGTGATAGGCATCTTCTCGGCAAAGAACTCTTCCATCTTTTCAGCCACCATTTCGATCTCACGCTGAGGGAATGAAGGAAAGTGCGTCCCTTCGCGAGTAGTGCGAAGCGACAGGAAGTTCATAAGGGAGCGAGCGTTCATGGTTACATACATGCTCGAATAAATGCTAACTGGAAGCACTGCACGAGCAACTTCACGAGCAATACCTTTTGCAAGAAGGGCTTGGTATTCGTAGTATGCGCCAGTCGCTATGTGCTGAGTACTTAAGTTGATATCATCCCACTGGTCTTTAGTGCCATCTTCAAAAGTATATGCACCAGGTTTACCAACCTGAATTAGCTTGCGCTCAGGGGCTGGCACGTAAAATACTGGACTGAGCTCCTTATAACGACCCGACTCCTCGTTGTACGAGGCGATGCGGTGACGCATGAACTCTCGGAACACGAAAATCGGTGCTTCGATAAAGAACGTAAATGCATTGTGCTCGAATGGCGAACCGTGACGGTCGCGCATCAGGTAGTTGATGAGACCAGCATCCCTACTAGTGTCTTCGTTTGATGCACCAGTAGATACTCGAGCTGCCATAGCAACTGCGGAATCGGATGCCATAGAGTTGATCAGCTCGACAGTCATGTCACTGCGGAAAGTCACTTCAGTCATTTTTATACTCCAGTTGATCCGAAGCCACCAGCACCGCGTTCGGTATCATCTAGTGACTCAACTACAGAGAATACTGCAGTCTCATACTTTTGGATTACCATCTGAGCGATTCGATCACCCTTATCAATAAGAAAAGGTTCATCGGAGGTGTTATAGAGAATTACGCCAACTTCACCCCTATACCCAGAGTCAATCGTTCCCGGAGTATTAAGAACCGTAATACCGTGTTTAAGAGCCAAACCACTTCTAGGGTGTACTAAGGCAACATAGCCAATAGGGAGCTCGATCTTAAGACCAGTTTTGATAAGTACTCGTTCTCGGGGGAGGACTACGTAAGAATCAGCAGCTCGCAAATCAGCACCCGCGTCCCCGATATTAGCATAGCCAGGGAGTAAGCTCAACTCGGATACTTCTACATTTATATCTACCATGCAAAAATCCTATCAGGAGATGTCCAGTAAAATTCTAGTATGACTACAAATATTGCCGGATCTATTTACGATATCCCGATCCAGTCTTGGGATAACAAGGATAACTTTTTATCTAAATACAAAGGAAAAGTTACCTTGATTGTAAACGTAACCGCCGATTGCGGTAACGCACCTCAGCTGGCTCCGCTAGAAGAGATATATCAGAAGTACAAGGATCAGGGTTTCGAGATTGCAGCTATCCCCACCAATGACTTCTGCGGCCCGGGCATCACTTATAACGAGTGGGAAGATGGCATTACCTGTGCTAACGATGCTAGGACGTACGCTCTAGACACATATCAAGTAACATATGACTTCTCTGAGATGGTTACTTCTCAAGTTCATGATGTTTGGCGGGAAAAGCGCAATAACTACCGCGAGACTCACCCTTTGTTCGAGGCTTTAGCGTCAAAGGGCTTGCCAATGGGCGGTAACTTTGAAAAGTTTTTAATTGACAGAGATGGCAACATCGTCAAAAGATTTCACAACTTTACGTTGCTTGATTACTACTATGACAACGTGAAAAATGGAATTTACGTTATGAACGAGAATGATCCAGAGCCGCTAACTTCGGAAGAAGCGTACGAGCTAATCTGCTCGGAGATTGAAAAGCTACTCTAACAATTAATATGGATCAGATAAAAGTAGTAAGTAACTTTATCTCTGCGGAAGACATAGAGCTATTTAAAAACTACAACGATCATCTTTTAGAGACTAAACCAGATCTATTTTTTATAGGGAACAACGGAAAGCGCCCAGTGCTTCAGTTCGGGAAAGACAACGCTCATGCCATGTCATCTCTTGAACTAGACTCAACAATCCCTGAAATCAAAGATCTGGTTAGATCTTATTTCTCAAAGACTATCGAAACCGTAAAAGACTTATATAAAGATTCTAGGGATCTGTACGTTTGTTCTTTTTGGCTAGCTAAACAATTACCAGGCGCTAATGTACAGATGCATGACGACACCGATGAAGGTAGGAATGTGCATTTCACATACAGTGCGGTTCTGTACCTAAACACCCTTGGTACTACGGGCGACTTAATCTTTACAGATCTAGGACATTCAGTGAAACCATTTGCTGGTGATCTAGTCGTTTTTCCATCTCAAAGCACCGGAAATCATGAAGTCAAAGAGATAGATCAGCATAGATACACCATGCCGATGTGGCTAACCACAGATAAGAGCTACGCTCTCTAGAGTGGACCTGGCGGGAATTGAACCCGCGTCCAATGAAAGTTCCATCGTTCTTCTACAAGCTTAGGCTCTACCAGCCACGGTACTACGGGTCCACTGCTTTATTAAAGAGCTGCTGTAGATCGCTCTGTGGTGTTCTATTTATTTAAGACCTAACTGCCCACCTAGAACTAGTGCTTTGTTAGGGGCGTCTAGCAGTTTTTAGGCTGCTAGTGCGAATGCTGAACGTGAGTTTGCATTTATTGCTTTGCCCGATTTAAGAGGTACAGGCTTCTCTGCTTGCTTCACCGACTTCAGTTTCACTGTCGAAACCAGTCAGGCCCTTATTTAATTGTGTTAACAGTATAAAGGGTGCAGGCCCGATCGAGAACTCCCAATCCGTTTATACCTGCACCCTATAAAAGTGTACTACTTTTTTGTAACTAGACGACGCTTGACTGCATCAAAAATCTTTGGACGCTTCTTAGAAGCCTTGCCATTCTTGCGGTCGGTAGTTGTCTTCTGAGGAGCAGGAGCTCCACCCTTACCTTTTGCCATGATTTCCTTTCGTTGATAATCACATCCTACATAAAAACAAATGCCCCCGCAAGCGGAGGCATTCATTTTTAAAGGACGATTAGTCTACTTTTTTGTTACGAGCTACTTCAGCCTCAGCCGAGCTCGCAAATGCAACATCAATTTCTTCGTCAGAAAGGCTACCGTCAACAACATAAGCACGAGCCAGAGACTCAGCTACTTCCATTACACCAACGAACGCAGCTACAAGAGCAGACTGCCAGAGTTCAACTCCAGCGATAGATCCAGCGGCCAAAACACCGCTAACCTTTAGGATCACAAGAGCAATAGTGCGCTTGAAGATCTTTTTTGCGATTTCCATATTTTCTCCCAAGAGTAGGTTGATTAGACACCCTCTCCCGGCAGTTATATTTTACCACATTTAGCTAGATGTGCTTAGCCTCTGGGATCCTCATGCGGACAGGGACTCCACGACGGAGCTTACGACGTTCCTGCTCAGTAAACCCACCCCAGATGCCCTGGAGATCCTCGTTTTTCAAGGCATATTCTAGACAGCGTAGCTTGTATGGGCACTCACGGCAGGTGATTTTAGCTTCTCGCTCCATCGGATATGCCAACCTATTTGGCATCATATTTCCGTCAGGCCTGTCTTCCGGGAAGAAAGCATCGGGATCACTCTCAGCGCAGGGGGCCGTCCCAAACTCTTCAAAATCAGGATAGTCTGCTGGAAGAATGGAGTCTAAGAACATATATAGTTACCCTCGTTTTGCGCTGAATCCGGTCCCTTTAAAGGTGATCGGAGGTGTTCCAAATACGCGTATGAGTCTACCTGAACACCCCTCCTCAGCGCAAGTCGAGCGAGTGGCTTCTTCAGTCATTCCGCGAATTTCTTTGTACGTGTGTTCGCTATTTTCGGAACACTTGTATTCATATGTTGGCATGGTTATATCTTACAAAAGAAAAACCACCCCGAAGGGTGGTCTTCTTTAGTTGTCTTTACCGCAAGGGCAAGATCCGCCGCATTTGCAGTCGTCCATGATTCCTCCTTAGAAGTCCCAGTCGTCGTCAGTGGTTGACTCGTGCTTACCCATAACGTAGCTAGATCCTGACCCGGAGAAGAAGTCATGGTTCTCGTCTGCATTTGGCGAAAGAGCTGCAAGAATTGCTGGGTTAACGTCAGTCAGTTCTTTAGGGAACAACGGGTCGAAACCAAGGTTCATCAGAGCCTTGTTCGCGTTGTAGTGCAAGAACTTCTTGACGTCTTCGGTTAGACCCTTTTCATCGTAAAGGTCTGCGGTGTACTTGATCTCGTTGTCATAAAGTTCCATCAGCAAGTCATACGCATATGTCTTAAGTTCTTCTTGACGCTCAGGAGTGGACTCGTTGTAGGCAAGTTGGAACTTGTAGCCGATGTAGTAACCGTGAACAGCCTCGTCGCGAATGATCAAGCGAATCAGGTCAGCAGTGTTGGTGAGCTTGGCGCGTGATGACCAGTACATAGGTAGGTAGAAGCCTGAGTAGAACAAGAATGACTCAAGAAGTGTTGAGGCAACCTTGCGCTTCAATGGGTCCTCACCGTTGTAATAGCTGAGGATGATTTCAGCCTTCTTCTGAAGGTAAGGGTTCTCTTCTGACCAGCGAAATACCTCGTCGATATCCGCAGTCGAGCAAAGAGTCGAGAACACGCTCGAGTAGCTCTTCGCGTGAACAGACTCCATGAACGCGATATTCGTGATCACTGCCTCTTCGTGCTGGGTACGAGCATCAGGAAGGATGCTCATAGAGCCAACAGTGCCCTGGATGGTGTCCAACATGGTCAACCCAGTAAACACCCTCATAGTGAGAAGCTTTTCTTCTGGAGTCAGCGTTCCCCATGACTGAATGTCATTCGAGATAGCAACCTTCTCTGGTAGCCAGAAATTAGCGGTCAGTCGGTTCCAGACTTCTAAATCAATAGGGTCTTCGACCTTGTTCCAGTTAACAGGACGTGAAATCATTTTTTGCCTTTCTTAAAGCATGCAGCTTACACATTGTTCCACATCAGTTCCGTCTAGCGCAAGCTGACGAATACGGATGTAGTAAATAGTCTTGATGCCCTTCTTCCATGCGTAAATCTGCGCACGGTTGACATCGCGAGTAGTTGCGGTGTCTTTGAAGAACAATGTCAGAGATAGACCCTGGTCTACGTGCTGGGTTGCAGCAGCATAGGTGTCGATGATCTTCTCTGGGCCAATCTCGTAAGCATCGTCAAAATACTCGAGGTTGTCATCAGCCAAGAATGGGGCTGGGTAGTAAACGCGACCTAGCTTGCCTTCCTTGCGAGTTTCAATCTTTGAAGCAATCGGGTGGATTGACGACGTTGAGTTGTTGATGTAGCTAATTGATCCGGTTGGCGGAACAGCCTGAAGGTTCTGGTTGTAAATACCGTAAGTCTGTACAGACTTCTTCAACTTCTTCCAGTCATCCTGAGTAGGAATCTCGATATCAGCGTCTGCAAAAATCTTTGCAACCTTGTCAGTAGCAGGCTTCCACTCCTGAGTTAGGTACTTCTCGAAGAACTCACCGCTAGAGTACTTTGATTCATAGAATCCGTGGAACACTTCGTTACGCTCTTTGGCGATTTTGTTAGATGCCTTCAGTGCGTGGAACAAAACGGTGTAGAAGTAAATGTTGGTGAAGTCGATACCTTCTTCTGAACCGTAGTGAATCTTCTCGCGTCCAAGGTAACCGTGCAGGTTCATCTGTCCCAAGCCAATTGCGTGGGCACGCTTATTGCCCTCAGCAATAGAAGGCACCGAATCGATGTAGCTTAGATCAGAAACTGCAGTAAGAGCGCGAATCGAAGTTTCGATGGTCTGAGCGAACTTACCGCCGTCCATTACCTTGGCAATGTTCAGTGAGCCCAAGTTACAGCTAATATCGCTACCAATGACGTTGTAGCCAAGGTCTGCTTTATAAGTAGACGGGGTGTTGACCTGAAGAATCTCTGAGCAGAGGTTCGACATGTTGATGCGACCAGCTACAGGGTTAGAGTTGTTTACGGTGTCTTCGTACATGATGTACGGATAGCCCGACTCAAACTGAAGTTCCGCGATGCGCTCAAACAAAACACGAGCCTTGATCTTAGTCTTCTTGATTTCGGCATTGTCAACCATCTCTTGGTACTTCTCAGTAACCGAGATGTCACCAAATGGAACCCCATACACACGCTCTACGTCGTATGGAGAGAAGAGATACATGTCTTCGCCATTTTTAGCAAGCTCAAGGGTTACGTCTGGAATCACAACACCGATAGACAAGGTCTTGATGCGAATCTTCTCGTCGGCGTTCTCACGCTTGGTGTCCAAGAACTTAAGAATGTCTGGGTGGTGGGCATTCAAATAGACCGCACCAGCACCCTGACGAGCACCTAGCTGGTTGGCGTAGGAGAAGCTGTCTTCCAAAAGCTTCATCACTGGGATGACGCCAGATGACTGGCCTTCGATCTTCTTGATTGGTGCACCTGATTCACGCAAGTTGCTGAGGTTCAGAGCCACACCGCCACCGCGCTTTGAAAGCTGCAGCGCTGAGTTGATGCCACGAGAGATTGATTCCATGTTGTCTTCGATACGAAGAAGGAAGCAAGAGACAAACTCACCACGCTGCTTCTTACCAGCGTTCAAGAATGTCGGGGTTGCTGGCTGAAAACGACCAGTAATGATCTCTTCAACTAGCTTCATGGCCATCTCTTTATCACCACGGGCCAACGCTAGAGCGTTCATCACAACGCGATCTTCAAAGCGCTCTAGGTAGCGAGTGCCATCGAAGGTCTTCAATGCATATGAGCTGAAGAACTTATAGGCCCCCATGAAGGCCTCGAAGCGGTACTTGAAAGAGTATGCATACTTAAAGACATCCTTCACGTACTCTGGGTCGTACTGGTCTAGAACTTCCTTCTCGTAGTACTCGTGCTCAACCAAGTAGTCTAACTTTTCCTCCAGGCTGTGGAAGAACACGGTGTTCTGGTTTACGTGATCTAGGAAGTAGGCGCGAGCGGCTTCTTTGTCCCTGTGAAGCTGTAGTTTGCCATCAGCATCCCACAGATTGATCATTGCATTTAGTTCGTGGTAGCTATATTTGTTATCCACAGCTGGCTCAGCCTCTCTTTTACTTGAATAATATCTTCGGGCGTGCCAGTTATTTCTACTCGATACAGTAACGGCGCACCAGTTTTTACTGCAACGATCTCCGCAGCTTTGCAATAGTGAACACCAAAGTTAGTGTTCCCAGTTCCAATGACACCGCGGAGCAAGTCTCTATTTTGCTCAATGTTTAAAAATTTCACAACTGACTTAGGCACAGTCCTACCCTCGGCTCCACCGCCATAGGACGGTACAACTAAGACAAACTCTTTTTCAACAACCAAGGGAGACTCGTCATCCCACTTGATTGGGATCCTTGTAGCAGAAGAATCTAGCTTCTCTACAAACCGCTTGGTGTTTTCAGACACGTTAGAAAAGTAAACGATGTCAAACACACCGACCACCCTTCTATACGGTAAGGGCGTTTAGCTTATCAGGGCGGAAGCCTGACCAGTGGTCGTCGCCAGCAATAACAACCGGAGCGGCCTGGTAACCGAGATCGCGCACACGTGACATGGCAACTTCATCTTGGCTTAGATCTACAACCTCAAACGGCACATCGTTCTTTGTCAAAAACTTTTTTGTGCTTTCACACTGGACGCATGAAGGGAGAGTGTAGACAGTTACCATTTTGGACCTTCCAAGGGATTAGATAAGCCAAATCCTGACGTCTAACCTTAAAATTAGACCCGAGAACCGGGGTTTCGTCAGGAGCTGGAATACCAGTATAAGACAATTTCTTTGGACTGATTTTAGTCCGCTGAATAGAATAACGCGTCCATGATCTCAACGCAAATCGGGCACTTACGAAGTTTTTCTGGATCGCGAGAAGGTACAAAAATTTTTCCACAGATGGCTTGAATCGGGGTTCCTAAGACATATCCTTCGGTCACTGACACCGACTCAGCGTAGTGCGCTAGCTTTTCGTTGCCGTCTTCATCAAGTTCCATAGTTGAGTCAGTCAGCTCTAACATGTCAACGCTCACGATCAGACTTCTTTCAACATAGATAAGACTTTACTTAATTTAATTTTGCCTAAGTAAGACGAGACATCTTTGTATCCATAGGAGACAATAACATCTTCGCCACTAACCACTAGTCCAGCTGCAAACTCGATACGAGCATCGGACAATTTAAATGTATCAGATAGCTCGCACAATTTACCATTTAGATCGTACTTTGCAAACCTATGCACATAGTGTCGAACCTTGACGTTTTTATACCCAAAGTAGCGAGGTATGTACATGTATACAAGTTTGATTATTGCTTCATGAATTATTGCCAAGTACCCGTCTTCTACAGGCCAAAGCTGACTACCGCCCCTAACGTGCCTAACTGACTCAGAAGCTTCTCGAACCTTGACCGGACCAACGCCATCTTTATAGACGGCAATAGGGTTATAGATGTAGTCAAACTTGTCTGACTTGACCGTAGGAGCCATCCAGTTCTTCTCTACGTCATAAAGATGACCATCTTCATATATCTTGACAAGTTTTGCTTTTAGGCCGTCCAGCCTGAATCTAGCGATTCTTGGCAAGGGTACAGAAGGCTCCTTGAGTCCGGCAGTTATCTCCCAAGCGCCATCCGCCCAGTACAGTCGTCCGTCTTCCGCTCCCCTAGTAAATACAAGTCCGGCCTCTGAAAAATCAAGCTTTTCTAGCGAGGTTATTTGCCAGTTAGAGTCCAAAGATCCCAGCCACATGTTGCTTTTTACAGTAGCACCATCAGTCATTTTGGCATCGGTGGTTTTTGGATCTAAGAAATAATTACTTGATCTAATTAAAACCTTGTAACCCTCTTTTGGAGAATAAGCGATAGATGGGTTGAAGGCAGACCAGCGGTGGTCCTGAGGGTCAGGGAGCCTTAGGATGCGCCAAGTTTCTCCCCCTAAGTCTTCAAAACGCATTTGCTCCATTTGACAATTATAGATTGGTTTCTAAATCAAGTAAAAACCACAAGATGTAGTGGTTTTTTATTTAAAAAATACTAAATGTATGAGAAATCTCAACATCTTACCACAAACCAAATGAGGTACAATAATAGTGTCTTCTATTTAGCCGAAAGCCTACCATGAGCACCCCCGCTGGACTTTACAACATAGTAGCCAATCAAGGCTCTACGTTTTCTCGCACCATCGTGTGGAGGGATCCAGCAAAGAAGCCAATACTCATGGGAGGCTACAAGGCTAGGATGCAAGTCAGAAAAACGGCCGATAGTTCCACTGTAGTTCTAGAGCTCACCACCGAAAACGGGGGGATTTCACTGCATGCGACTAATGGTCAAATAACTCTTCTGGTTTCGGACGAAGTTATGACTACGATTCCAGAAGACAAGTATGTATATGACTTAGAACTAATAGCTCCTTCTAACACTCTATACATATACAAATTAATACAAGGCAATTTTGTAGTTAGGTCGGAGGTGACTAGATAGTGGCTGGAGACGTTCCAAGCAGTATCACTACTGGACGCTATGTTAGGCAGATAGTTGTCACCGCCCCCGGCCCACAGGGACCGGCAGGTGCTGACGGTGTTCAAGCTGAAAACATAGTTGATCTAGTGTCTTACCGCCACCTTCAAAACGCACCTCTTAGTACATGGACTATAAATCACAATCTTAACTTCTACCCTAACGTCACAGTATTCAATAGTGCTGGCGATCAGGTAGAGGGGAACGTAACACATACCAACGAAACAACCCTAACAATAACCTTCTCCAGCGCACTTGCTGGGACGGCTCATCTCTCATAAGAAAGAAAAAAAATGGCTAAGCAGTTCCTCACGGGGCTCAATCTTAATAAGAATGAGCTTCTCAATGCAAGAATTCAAAACCTATCCACCCCACCATCAAGCCCAGTATCTGGTCAGATCTACTACGACACTGACACTAACCAGCTAACCGTTTGGAATGGTACAGACTGGCTTGCGCTAGCTGCTGGCGGTAACGTTACCGAAGCGATCAACAATGCAATTGATGCATTGGATACTGATGACATCGAAGAGGGCGTAAGTAATCTTTATTTCACCAACCAGCGTGCACTAGATGCAACTGCATCAGCGTATGACGCTGCAGGTGCCGCATCGACTGCCCAGGCGAACGCAGAATCCTACGCTGACAGCCTTGCTACTAACTACGATGCGGCTGGCGCGGCTTCAACAGCCGAAACTAACGCAAATAGCTACACCGACACAGCTATCAACGGGCTAGATACCGACGACATCGAAGAAGGTGTAACTAACCTTTACTACACCGAGTCACGTGCAAAGACCGATGCTGCCGAGCTTCTAACTGGCGCAACTCTAACCAACATAACCATTACAGGTAACGGCGCTGGTCTAACAATCACAGCTGAGAATGGCGTTGCTGACTCGACTACGGATGATCTAACTGAAGGTACTACTAACAAGTACTACGCAGACAGCCTAGTAGATAGCCACCTATCAGGCGGCGACGGTATCACTTACTCGACTGGAACAATCTCGGCTGACCTTGCTACTAGCGGCGGTCTTGAAATTGCTACCGGCCAAATTCAGATTGACCGCACCACAGTTGACACTTGGTATGACGCTGCAGGTGCAGCATCTACAGTTGCTGGTGACCTAACCACACACATTTCAGACACCTCAACACACGGTGTGACTGGTGACATTGTTGGCACCTCAGATATTCAGACACTCAGCAACAAGACTATCGATGGAGCCCTCGAGTTCGGTGTCAACGGCTCTCAGGTGGCAGATACTGCTGGTGCTCTTGTACTAGAGGCATCTGGTGATTTGTCACTCGAATCAAACAGCGGTGACATCATCCTTAACGCTGATGGTAGTGTTTACAAGGGATCAGCCACCTCTACCAATGAGATTGTCACTCAAGGCAAGCTTGACCAGTACATTGGTGACGCCACTGTAAATGGTTCAACTGGCAACACCATTACTGATCGAATCGCTACTGCAGTTTCAGATCTAGTAGACGGTGCTCCAGCACTACTAGACACTCTTAACGAGCTCGCTGCTGCGATTAACGATGACGCTAGCTTCGCTACAACCATCACCACCTCAATTGGCGAAAAGGTAGCTAAGTCTGGCGACACCATGACCGGTGCCCTAACTCTACACGCCGACCCATCTAGCAACCTACACGCAGCTACCAAGCAATACGTAGATACCGAGATCGCGGATGCAATTACCGCTGCAGCACCTACAACTAAGTACGCTGTAAACAACTCAGCCCTAACCGCAACCTCAGGTTCAGTAACTTGGACCGTGACTCACGGTCTGGGAACTCGCGACGTAACTGTACAGGTCTTTGATGCAGTAAGTTACGACCAAGTCGAGGTAGATGTAGTTCGCACCAGCACCTCAGTAGTTACTCTTTCATGGGTTTCTGGGGATGTTAGTGCTGATTCATACCGCGTTGTTGTTGTAGGCTAGTTTCACAATCTACCGAGGATAGAACTTGTCTAGAAGGTTTTTAACACCAGTTGGTCTACCGTCGGGAGCAACCCTCCCGTCGGTAGGCTCTGCTGGCGATCTCTTTTACAAACTAGACGAGCAAGCGATCTATGTACACAACGGTAGCTCGTGGGTAGCATCCCAGGGGAGTGGCGCGTCGGCACTATCCGAGCTAACAGACGCGACACTAACTGACCCAATCAATGGGCAGACACTTATATATGACGGTAGCACTAGCAAATGGGTTAACGTCAATTTTATTGACATGCTGGCCAACTTTGGGCTAATCACAGGGGACGGCGGATCATACAATACAACCGATTTTACTGGTACAATAGATGGTGGACTTCACAACACCACGCTATTTGTGTCGGTATATGACGGTGGAAACGAAAGTAGCTTCTAATGGCAGTTAAAATTCAAATACGTCGCGGTACAGCGGCTAACTGGACCTCTACTAACCCTACTCTTTCCGTAGGCGAGCTCGCATTTGAGACCGATACTGGCAAGGTTAAAGTAGGTAATGGTTCAACAGCGTGGACGTCACTTCCATATGTCGGTGCAGTGACCGGAGTTTCTGATACCGAGATCGGCTA